GAAGACATACAAGTTTTTGATTTGGTGTCTTCTATGCTATGGGATAATATGCTACACGATTTACGTGTTAGCGATGCTATTCCTAAGCATGGTCCCGGTGCAACCGCAGATCGTATCTCCGGTAACGGAAAATACGAGATACGGAGGTGGCACGATCGCCTCGAGCCTTACTTCCCGATTCTTGACAACGGATACGTTGTGTCCGCTGACTATGAACGGGTGCTCGAGAAAATCGAATTTGTGTCACCTGACGATGAATTACCCGTGAGGGTAGTTCTCGTCCCGAAAACTCTAAAAGGACCCAGGGTTATCGCTATAGAGCCCCTATGTATGCAATTTACGCAACAAGGGATTCGAGACATGATTTATCATGTTATCGAGTCTAGTGTTCCCACTATGGGTCACGTTAATTTCCGTGATCAGAGTGTGAACCAAGGCTTGGCTTTAACTTCGTCTCGCGATGGTCTATTAGCAACGATAGATCTTTCCGATGCCAGTGACCGCGTTCCGCGTGATCTTGCATTACGGATGTTTCGATCAAATCCTGATTTGATGGATGCGATCGACGCATGTCGTTCGACGAAAGCTTTACTTCCTAATGGCACCTTAATAGGACCATTAAAGAAGTTCGCTTCAATGGGTAGTGCCCTCTGTTTCCCCGTAGAGTCGATGTATTTCTACACAATTTGTGTAGCGGCTCTGCTAAAGGAAATGGATCTCCCTGTGACGTATCGCTCTGTGCAGAAATGCGCATCGAACGTCCACATTTACGGTGACGATATTATCGTTCCGTCGATGTATGCGGGAACTGTTCTTGATTACCTACAAAAATACAATTGTAAGGTAAACCACAATAAGACTTTCTTTACCGGAAGGTTCAGAGAGTCCTGTGGGGTTGATGCTTATGATGGTATGGACGTCACTCCGACGTACGTACGTCAACCGCATCCTAAGAACAGACAGCAAGCAAAGGAACTTGTCTCATGGTGTGCAACTGCCAAT